GGTAACAAGATGTATATTTATGTAAATGTCGATATGGGTAACGGTTATTTTGAAACCAAAGCGGTTGAAATCCGTGACGAAGAACTTGTTAAAATGATTGACCGATATTTTGAAGTCAAGGGCATTAAGATACAAGAAACTGGCATTATCTAATTCGGCAAAATAGGAAAACTTGAAATAACTTTCAAAATTTTCAAGGCTTATTTCAAAATGTTTTCGAGGTTTTGAAACAGAAAGGCGGTAACAAATGACATTCAACGAGGTATGGAATGAGATACTATCAGAAATGCCACGAAAGCAACGGATAAGGATTAGAATTCTATCATTACTTGAACGAATGAAAATTGATTTACAATACCTTTTACGCAATTCGGCAAAATAGGAATTGAAACAACATGATGGAAACATGAAGGAGAAGAAAGAATGGATGCAGTTTGGGGAACGATTATAGCGGCGTTAATTTCAGGGGTGTGCGTTGCGGTTCCCTCTGTCATAGCCACAATATCATCAAACAAGGCTCATGACCAGGTTGTAGACGAGAAAATGAGGAACATGACAGAGCAGATAAAAGGCGTGGACACGAAGATAGACAAATACGCTCAGAACTCCGACGACATGAAGGAGCGGCTTGTTATAGTTGAGCAGAAAGTTGATAATCTAATAAGCACTAATGAAAGGAGGAAAGGAGCATGAAGTTACCTAATAAGGTATACGACGTCATGAAATGGGTCATGCTTTTAGCAGGTCCTGTTTGCACATTCGTTCTCGGTATCATGGCGGCGGTCCAGACTGGAGACCCTGCGGCGATAATTACAGCCGTTCTTGGTGGTATCGGTACACTGGCTGGTGTTATAATCAAGATATCCGACAGCGAGTACAGAAAGGAGATAGAATAAATGGCATGTTATGCAAAAGATGTAGTGGCTACTGCTGTATCGGAAATCGGTTACAGAGAGACTGGCACAAACCATACCAAGTATGCTGAGTACATCGACAAGAACTACCCTGATTTCTATAATGGCAAGAAGAGTTGGGAAGGTGGTGGCGCTCAGTGGTGTGATATTCTTGTCGACTACTGCGTGTTGGTGAATTCGTCCAGTGCTGAAGAGGCGGAGTACGTGCTGTGCCAACCCAGGAAATCGGCAGGTGCTGGGTGTAAGGAGTCGTATGGCTACTACAAGAAAGCAGGCAGAACTGGAAAGGAACCCAGAATTGGTGCGCAGATATTCTTCGGAACCGATGAACCCAAACATACTGGACTGGTAGTCGACCTGCAGGGTGACAGTGTCGTGACAGTCGAGGGAAACTCCGACAACATGACCAAACGTCACACGTACAAGAAGACGTCTAGCAAGATATATGGGTACGGTTACCCTCGCTACAACGAAGAAAGCAAGGAAGACCCCAAGGAGAGCACAGGAGACATATCCTCGCCCACCACCTATACTGTCCACACCAACACGGGCAACCCGCTGAGGCTCAGGAAGGAACCCAACACCCATAGCGACAAACTGGCGCGTATAGGCAATGGCAAGACCATCGTTGCTGAGGGCGAGGTCCAGGGAGAAAACATCGGCGGTGTGACTGAGTGGGTCAAGACCACATGGGAAGGCAAGACAGGATACTGCTCCAAGAAATACCTGAGGTAAAGACCATGGCTAAAGTCACCGTCAAGAAGAAAAAGCGAGTCAAGAAAGGTGGCTCGAAAGGTACCAAGAAGAAAAAGTAAGGAGGACATCTTCATGGATAACAACGACAATATCGTAATGAGCCGAATTGCATTTGAGCGCATGCAGGCTAAGGACGAAAGAAACGACAGGTGGAGAAACATCATAATCGTGCTACTTGCCATATTGTTAGCGCTTACTAACGCAATGTGGCTTTACGCCTGGAACCAGTACGACTACTACAGCGAGGAAGTAACCGTGGACTCGGACGATGGCGGAAATGCGAACTACATCGGAGAAGACGGAAACATCTACAATGGCGCTGAGGACGAAGAATGAACTTGGACGACATCACTAATTCCGAAATAGACCGCTTAATAAATGAGTACATACACTCGGAGCGCGACAGAAAGATACTTCATAGAAGGCTGATAGATGGTATCTGTTATGAGCCTCTGGCGGATGAAATGGGAATGTCGGTGAGACAAATCAAGAACATCGTATATAAAGCCGAAATCAGATTATTTAGACATCTGTAAAATACGACCAAAAATTGCCCCTCCCTTTCATTGAGGAGGGGCTAATTGTATGTTAAAATAGAAGCATACAGGAGGTCGTGACTATGTACAACCCATACCCCACATTTAACAACCCATATGCACCGCAACAGTATGGAGCGCAGGGTGCGCTGACCAAAACTGAAGTCATACGTGTAAACGGCAGGAATGGTGCCGAGACGTACCAACTGCCGCCTAATAGCAGTGTCCTTCTCCTGGATACATCGGCACCCATCGTGTGGCTTAAGACTACCGATGGTGCTGGGTATCCATCACTCCAGCCGTATGGCATAACACCGATGAAAGAAACCAACCACATGCAGTCCATCGAGGACCGATTAACGAGACTGGAGGAGATAGTCAATGCAAAATCCGATTCTAGGAGCAATAAATCAGAGCAGTCTAATGTCAAGGATAGGGAACGCACAGCCACTGATTAACATGGTGAAATCAGCGAATAATCCTCAGGCACTTTTATCTCAACTCATGAACAGTGACCCACGCATGGCGGAGGTAAACAGGCTTATCGAGCAGTCTGGAGGAGACCCTGAAAAGGCGTTTCGTTCCAAGGCGCAGGAACTCGGGGTCGACCCTGAGGACATCATGCGCCTGTTCAAATAGTTATCGGTTGCAACCTGATACACAAATCTTCAGAAAGGAGAACACGCATGGAAAATGGTACAGGTATCACGCCCGTAATGCCTATCGGTGGTTACGGCGATTCATTTGGTGGTGGTTCCTTCATGTGGATTTTCGGACTCATTGTCCTGCTCGCACTTTTCAACGGTAACGGATTTGGTTTCGGTGGAAACACTGCGGCGGCTCTCGGATACGAAAATCTTGCCACATCAAATGAGGTGCAGAGAGGTTTCGACAACCAGAACCTCCAGGCACAGACAAGAGATATCCTTTCCGCAGTCACAGGCGGTACGGCTCAGACCATCGCGGCATCAACTGCCAACGCCACAAATGCCATTAACGCGATTAAGGACGGTAACGCCTCATTAATCCGCGAGTTTGGTAACGTGGAAACGGCTTTAACGGCTCTCGGTGGAAAACAGCAGGAGTGTTGCTGTGATATCCTCCGTAGTGTAGATGGCGTGAACTACAATGGCGCTATTAACACAGCGGCTATCAATGCAAACACCACTGCTCAGATACAGAGCCTTAAGGACATGCTCACGGCTCAGCGCGACCAGGAACAGCAGGCACGTATCCAGAACCTCGAACTTCAGCAGGCGATGAATGGTGTGCTTAGATTCCCCAACAGTTGGGCTTATGGCGCAGGACCGTTCCCTCCGATTTTCGGCGGATGTAACTGCGGCAACATCTAACAACGACACATAGTCGAGGCAATTAAGGGGACGGTTGCGCGAGTTACCGTCCCTCGTTTTTAACAAAGGAGCAATTCATATGAGTAAATCACTTATACAGACTATCAACCCCTCAACCCAGGCGGTGTCCGAGAATGGTATCATCACTCTGGGTTCTATCCTCAGGCGGTTCGGGTGCAACCTCCGACTCAATGGAAATGCCATTGAAGCAGAAGGCGAGGGATACTACACCCTTGACTGCGACGTCACAGTAGAGCCTACGGCGGCAGGTATTGTCGAGGTCGCACTCTATGCCAACGGCACACCCATTCCAGGTGCCACGGCTACTGGCTCAGTCAGTGCCGCAGAGGACCCCGTGACACTGCCCATCAGCACCACAATACGCAGGAGTTGTTGTGGTGGCGCGACATCTATCACTTGTGTTCTGTTGCAGGGCACGGGAGACGTAACAAACATCAACCTGCGAGTAGTTAAGGAATGAGCGGTCTTGGGAGCGGCGAGTCAGGCGAGTTCACATTCCTGGACTGTCTGGCGCTCATGAGTTTCTTTATTGGTGTAGCGAATTACGGTGAAAACCTGTCTCAAGCCGATAAACAGGACCTGTTGGAGGAATTGTCGAAAAAGTCTGACTACCTGCTCCAAGACATTCATGCTCACCTTACTGCCCAGGATATCAAATTAAACTTGATACTTGAGTTACTGGAGGAAAACACATGACAGTAGAAGAGATATTTAAGGAACTGTCGGCACACATGATAAAGGGCGTCATGATGCATGAACAGATGGCGGATTACTACGATTTTCTCAGCCTGCGCGGATACAAGCGCATGCACGAGTATCACATGCACTGTGAAATGAAGTCGTTGAGGAAACTGCACAGATACTTCATCAACCACTTTAACCGTTTGGTAGAGGAGGACAGTTTCGAAAATCCCGATATCATCCCTTCGTCTTGGTACCGATATACCAGACAGGACGTGGACATCAATACAAAGAGGTCTGCAGTCAAGACTGGAATTGAAAAATGGGTATCGTGGGAGGAAGAAACCAAGAGCCTTTATGAGAAGATGTACGGCGAATTGATGTCTATCGGAGAAGTCGCGGCGGCTAAGAAGATTTGTTGTTTTATCCATGATGTGGACTGTGAACTCAAATGGGCGAGGCGCAAGCACCTTGATTTGATGGTGTCCGATTATTCCATAGGATATATCCTCGGGTGTCAGGACCACCTGCATGACTGGTATATGGAGAAAATGGGATGATAAGCCTGGAACAAATAACGGGTGAAATAGCCATTCTGGAAGAAGAGAAGCCCACCCATGTTGTAATGCAAAAACTGGCGGCACTTTATATAGTAAGAGACCATCTGGTAATGGGGACTCAGCCCGCAACACCTGTGATGGTCTCCAACGAAGTCATACCGACTCTGGAAATGGACAGCCCGTTCCTGCATGCAATTTATGGCAAAAAGGCGTCCGATGTTTTACCCGTGGTTAACGAGTTAGTTGAGACTGTCCAACTCCTCAACCCCAGTTTATACGAGGGCTTCATGAGAAAAATCCCATAAGTGACAAAATCATCACGACATGCCACACATCAGAAACACTACCCACAACGGCGCCTGCTCGTATCCACTCGCACAGGCGCCACTTTTGTATCCTTGTAGGCTCCTCCGTGGTATCTCTCTTGCACTCGAACGCATAGAATCGACCAGACATACAGCCGATGATATCGGGCGTGCCGCGCTCAGAGTAAATGCTCCCGTGGATATTTATTGCCTTAGAGCCTGGAATAGAATTGAGGTAGTAGAGTATCGGCTCTACTACCCCTGTGTATTCTAATCGCTTGTCGCGGTTGTTCATGGCAGGTCTACCTTTGCTCCAACCATACCCTCCAGATACTCCTCAAAGGTTATCTGTTCACCATGTCCTCCTTTTGCCTCTTCTTTGCTCTTCTCTATGGGAACGACGCCTTGCCCGTCTGGAACGTCAAGACGCAAGGAAGACCCCACGGAAAGCCGAGAAGGTATATCCTGCATGTTCGGTCTGTTCTCCTCTGTCCACATCGCCATCAACAGGTTGGTTGCCGCGGCGCAGAGGTGGTCCTCGTCGGTCATACCCTCAACGTACTTGGCAAGGTGACGGAACGCAGAATCTATCATGCTGTGCATGGGAAGTCCCTGCTCCCAGTTCCTCTCAGGGTAATGAGGTCTTCCAGTTTCGGGGTCAGGTCGGATGGCGTCCTCCATATGGCGGGAAATGCGCCTTATTGCACACCACGGTATCAAATCCATACGACCTTTACCTCCTGTATCTCTCACTGCACCCGTTGTAAACTCTTCCATAATTCATTCACCTCACTTTATTTACCCGTACTTCCGAAACCTGCCGTACCCCGTTTACCAGGTGCTTCCTTGATTTCGGAGACCTCGCTCCAACGTACATCTTCTATCGGGTGGAACAGGACCTGCGCTAAACGCATGCCCTTTTCGACCTTGAAGGGTGCGTCACCGAGATTATGGACACAGACGAACAACTCTCCTGTATACCCGTTATCGATGATACCTTCGTTCACCATGAGGTGGTGGTTCCTCAGTGTGGAGGACCTGCCGACGATGCGAGCGAAGAGGTAAGGCGGCATGTCAATGCGAATATCGGTATGTACATCTACTGTCTGTCCAGGCTCTATGACGCACTCTCTGCTGACGAACAGGTCCCACCCTGCGTCTCCGATATGCTTTTTATACGGGGTCTTTGCGCCTTCCCCGAGGGCGTAGTCTACATATCTTGCGGGCATATCAGTCCACCTCCACCATGGTCTTGGCACCAGTGCCGATGTATTTCAGCAGGCTTATGAGGTTGTGCTTCTTCACGAAGTCATTGAGCGCGGGTGAATTTATCACCTTGTCGATGTCGGTCTCGTTCGCTATTGCAGGGTCGATGTAGTCTGCAAATGTGAGGGCGATTTCTGTAGGCGCGTTCAGTATGCATGACTGCTCGTAAAGTTCGTCGTCCCACTCAGCGATACGGCGCACCTTCTTCGTGACGGTGGTCTTCTCAGGCTGGATTTCTACTCCCATACGGCGGTTGAGTTCCTCCCATGTGATTTCGTTCTTCATATATCCAGAGTTACCCGCCACGCGGATAGGATACGTACGAACAACCATGAGCACGTTGGTTACGCGGGAAGGCGCAATACCCACCTCGGAAATGATACCTGCGGCGTTGGTGTCAATGCTCGTGCAGTACGGGTAGTGCGAGTGGAGCAACGAAAGCCCTGAACCCTGGGTACCTTCTATCAGGATATTCTTGCCCTCGTCCTGGAGGTCGGCAAGGAACCTCGGCGTATTTGTACAGAGGCACTGCTCCAGCCCGTACTCCTCCGCCACGTTCTTGAACTGACGGAACTGTGCGGGGTCGCGGTTAATGCGGGCGACTCTTGCGGGACCGACACCCTCACCCGTGGAACCTATACGGCGGTGCATTTCACCCTCGGTGCCGCCTTCCATCTGATGGAACTTCTCGTCCAGGATACCTGCCTCGGGGTCGATGTAAAGCCTGTTGAGGAAATTGGGATAGTAAGTCAAGATGTGCACCAACTCCTTCATGAACTGGCGCATATTCAGCAGGGCGCCACGACCGATAACAATTGTGGCGTTGGGGTTTATCCACCCGCAAGGGATACTCTGCATGACGTGCTTTTCACCTCTCCACCATATGGTGTGTCCTGCGTTCGGTGAACCCACTCTGACGTGTACGTCATATTCATTTGCAACGTGCGCGGCGACTGCACCTTTACCCTCTGAGCCATACTGTCCTCCTACGAGCACTGTTAATTTTCCTTCCATTCTGATACTCCTCTCATTAAATAATCCTTGACGAAACCGATTCCATGGCGTTCACTTATAAACTCTATGTTGTGGTCGTCAATGTAAACATCGGCATACACTTTGCGGGATTCCTTCTCGTATTTTCCTGCATATGCCGCCTTGTTGCTGGGTGCTTGGTCATTTATGGCGCTGAAGTGCAGTCCGTAATCCTCACACCACTTGATGGCGTCTTCCAATTCCTGTCCGTTTCTCGTTGTCCAGAGTATGACCTCGTGTTCCTGGTCTATCAACTGCCTGATGTAGGAAATGACTTCATACTGCGGCTCACCGATTCTCGGGAACTCGTTCTTGCAGAGTATGCCATCAAAGTCCACTGCTATTATCATGTCTTCTTTTGCCTCCTTTTGGCTTTCTTTGTTCGGACGACGCCTTGGTCGTCTCTCGGCTCCAAACGCAAGGGAGATACCAAGGAGAGCCTCCGAGAGGTGTCACGACTCGGGTCTCCACTTCTCGAATGTTCCCCAGGACTTCCCATACTCCACGTCGACGCCTACTGCAGGCACGAAGTCGAAATCCTCCATGATGGTCTTTATTGTCGGGAGTGCGATTTCCAGATTCTCGTCTGGGACTTCGAACATAACCGAGTCATGAACCTGCAGGAGCATGCGACCACCGAGGTCCTGAATTGCGGGGAACAGACGGGAAATAGCCACGCGGACGATTTCGGCAACACCACCTTGAATGAGGTTTGACATCGCATTATGCGGGTCGCACTTCGGCGTGTTGAAATGGCGTATTCTACCAGTCCACATTTCTATATATCCGTATTCCTTCGCGAAGTTCTCGCAGTCCGCCATCAGACGCCTGAAACCTGGATACAGGTTGTGGTATCTCTCCAGGTAGTCCTTCGCGACAGACTGTTCGACCCTCAGATTCTCGGCAAGGTGCTTGTACCCGATGCCGTAGATAACCGAGAAGTTAATGCGTTTCGCCGCGTTTCTCGGTATACCCAGGAGTTCTGCGGTGGCTGAGTGTAAATCCGCGTCGGATTCTATCAACTCGCGCATGGTCTTGTCCTTGGTGTAGTGCGTTACCAGTCGCATTTCCGCCTGCTTATAGTCCGCCTGAATCATGGTGTATCCAGGGCGGGCGATAAATACGTCCTTGACCTTGAAGATGTCGGTGTGCTTGGCTACTGCCTGCAAATTCGGGTTCGCGCATGAAAGGCGCCCCGTGTATGTGCCGATTAAGTTGAGCGAGCAGTGAAGCACATTGTGTTCGTCCATCAAGTTGAGATACGGTGTGTAGTACCTGCTGTCAACACTCTTCCAACCTCTCGCCTCCTGGACTAACTTGGCATTTTCCGCTACCTCGCCTCCTGCGTCGATAACATCTACCAGAACCTCAGCCGCCGACGATTCGACGCCCAACCATGAGCATACTTTCTTACTGGAATTCGGGTTGAGTTCGAAACCAGCCGCGGCGTTAAGTTTCTCCTGCGCCTTTGCTGTGTGCTCCTTTGCCTCTTCCTGATATGCCTTTATGAGGTCAGGGTCTATCTGCATACCATCATGCTCCATCAGGGTGATGATGTATGAGTAGTAGTTTACCTGTTTCCAGATATCGTACAGGTTGTACTGTCTCAATGCGGGCTTGAGCAGGTCCAGGAACTTGCGGGTAAGGCGCACGTCGTCGCAGGCGTAAGGCTCGACATCTTTAGGCGGCAACACATACATCATAGATTTGGTGTTGTTTGCCGCTTTCGGAGACCTTGAGCACTCCAGCCCGAGGCGCTGGCACTCCTCAAACACTTTGTCTTCCAGAATGGACTCCTGCAGGGAACCGTCACCGATATGGTAGCGGTCTGAGGTTTCCTTGAGTTTGAAATCAGGCTCGTTCTCGTTTATCAGGTGCAGGGCAAGCATGGCATCTTCAAACTGAGGCGCCATTTTTATACCGTCGAACGCCATCATATGAAGGTCGTAGTTGTAATTCCACCCACCATATGTGCGGAACGGGTCTGACAGATACTGTCTCAGAAACTCCATACACTCCATCGGCAGGTTGGTCCCCTGCAAGTGTCTGAACGGCAGGTAGTATGCCTCGTTGCTGTCATGGATAGCTATACCGATAACCTTGTCTCTTGCCCTCTGCGCTGAACCGAAGATAGACAGACCAGTGGTCTCCGTGTCTACTGTCGGGTCGGTGCATGCAAGCAGTCGGGGCTTGATAGCTTCGAGTTTTTCTACCGTGTTTATAAGCATTTTACGCCTTTGCCTCTTCCATTTCCTTGAGGGTCATTACTTTGGAGATAGACGACCTCATGTTTCCGTTATACTCGGACGATTCCACAAGAGCACCGCAAATCTTGCCGATAACATCGGTTCTCTTGAACTTGACGACCTGTCCTGTCTGACCGACACCGAGTGCCTGTACAGTCTCAGCAACTTTCCACATAGCGGCAGGGGTAATCGCGGTAAACACCTTAAGTGTAAATCCGTCGTACTGTCCGCCCTGGACTGCGAAATCCCAAACAAACATTGGGTTGCCGCCCTTGGAGACTGACTGCTCGATATCCATGCACTTTACCTTGTAGAGACCATCGGGGATAGTGTACTGGCTCTCCTGAACGTCGGAAAGGTCTACTTCGAATGTGTCCGAAGTGTTGGGTGTGCTGGGTACCATTCCAGGCATTGATGCACCTCCAGGTGCGGGCATGAACGGGTTGTTGTTAGTAGCCATAAATAGCTCCTCCTTTAATTAGTTGTATATTCCCTTATGATGTCACTCATGTTAGGGTCCTTAATTACTGCGCCGATTTTCTTTGCGAAGTCCGTTCCACGGGTCTTTGCCGCGTAGTTGTTCATCGGCTGTGTGAGAAGATATCTGTGAGTTTCGGACCAGTAGCCGCGCTCCTCGTCTCCCACGGTTTCATCAGCAGTATAGAGATACCATACGAAGTCCATGTATCCCATGACTGCCGTTCCAAGTTTCTCGGTGAGGTTCGGCTTGGATTCTTCCAGGGTGTTCGTACCCTGCCTCATCTTGTCCTTTTTGTGGGCAATGTAAATTACGTGAATAGGTAAGTCACGGAACCCACGAAGGACACGGGCTAACTGCTTTCCTGCGACGCCATAGTCCTCAAGATATACATCATCAATGGTGTAGTTCTTGTTCTTCTTGCGCCTGTTCTGGAACTCGCTCATGGTTATATGTTCCAGTGCGAGGGTCTGCAGTTCCGTTATGTTGTCGATAACGACTGTCTTTGTGGTCTTGTACTTCTCGTCACCGTTCGCAAGTTTGAACAGTTCCTTCTCAAGGTCGTCCACCGAGTGAATGTCGGTTGCGTGGATATCCCCACGAGAGGCGAGGGTCATGATACCACCATCGATGTTAAATACGTGCACATCTGCCATGCTGGGAACGTCCTGACAGGTACCAGCGAGATAGGTCTTCCCTGCTCCTGGGTCTCCATAAATCAGGATATTCATTTTGTCGGTGAAAATCTCGGGTGTGATTAAGTAGTTTTCACTCATTTCTTCTGTCCTCCTCTTGTAATTAATGTGATTAGTATCAGTGTGCCGCAGATAATCGCGGTAATGATAACGCCGTTGCTCATACTCAGTCCTCCATCATGTAGGTTGCCGCTTCGTCCGCTACATGCAACAGCCATGCAAGGGGGTTGCGGCTATATACTTCCGACGGGTTGCTGTAGTTGGTCGCGTCAAACTGACCCATGTGACACTGAATTGCTGAGGCTTCATCGGGTGTCAACTTCATAAAGGTCATGACCAGGTATACTGATTTACTGCCGTGTCCACCGTACGCAAAGTCCTCCTCGTGCTTGTAGGTCGCATACTGCTCCCATTTGTCGTTGGAGTCCTTCCTCCATCGCATTTCGGTCTTGTAGAAACCGATTTTGCACAGGTCGTGGAACAGTGCCGCAATTGCGATGGATTCATTCGTGGCGCTTATCTCATAGAAGGCGCACAACTTCTTCAACTCGCTATATACGTTCAGCGAGTGTAGGACCAGTCCACCCTCAAATGCGCCATGATATTTGGTGCTCGCGGGTGCTGTGTAAAAATCAGTGCCGCCTATCCACTCCATAAGGTCGTCAATTCCCTCGCGGTGGATGTTTTCTGAAACTATTCGTTCGAATTCTTTTCTCAAGTCCATTGGGACCACCTCCTTCTATACCATTATATCACTGCTTGTCCAGGGATGTCAAGTGTATCTTTGTCACTATGGCTCTTCTTTGGCTTCCGTTGCGTTCTGCTCGGTCCAAGGTACAAGACGTCGTCCGAGTGCGGAGAGCGCAAGAGAAATGGTAAGGAGAGCCTCGGAGACGTATTCTCTACCTTGCGTGACTCCTCTTGGTGTACTCTCTCAGCCTGATGGCGTTTGCGTCATACCCTCGGAGTTCCGCCTGGCACAGCGACTGGAACTGGCACATTTTACAATTCCAAGGATACAGACTGCGGTAATTGTTCGCTCCAGGCTTCCTGCTCTCTGCTATTGCCATCGACACAGGCGCAACGCAAGTGTTCCAGATAGTGACGATAGTTTCCACATTTCTGTATTCGCGGGTCGCTCTGAACCACTCGATTTCCGAGAGTTTGGACACCATTTCTTCCTCATAATCCGCAGGGTCGATACCTGCTCGGATGCACGCCTTGCGATAGGCACTCCACGTGGTCTTGATTTTTGACCTGGACATTTTACCATCTTTCAGGACCTGTGGCTCAGCGGCAGGAGTGTTCACGTGTTGCCAAGTCATGGTACCCGTAATCGGGATACCCATCTTCATGCAGGCGTAACTATATACACTGTTCTGTATGTTGAACGCCTCGTCCTCGTCGGGTGCTAAGGTTTTGCGGAACTTATAGTCCACGCACCAAATATGTCCTGTCTCCTTCTCCTTGAGTATGGCGTCAATAAATCCATGTAAGCCGCGGGTCCCCGTGCATGGTACACAGAAGTGCAGTTCCAGCGCAGGAACCTTCGCGCCGTCCTTGACCACGGATACCACCTCATACTTCAGCGGCTCGAATTCCTCCAGTGCCTGAGTAAATACCGATTTGGCGTCCTCCCACATCTGCTCCATGTCGGGGATTTCTTCGTCCAGGAGCGGGACCTCACGCATATACTGGTTATAGTCCGTCTCCATACTTGCAATAGCAGTCTCACGGAGTTCGTCCATGGTAACGCCTGACCCTGACAGGTACCACAGCGCCTGCATAGCGGTCTGCATACCTTTATGGCACAGTTTGCCTATCATCAGGAATGAGCGCTCAACACGCGGTGTAATTTCTTCTATGTACCCGTACTCCCACTTCTTCTTGCATGACAGGTAGGTCTGTATCTGGGATACCGATATCATGCCCTCAGGGGTTATCGTGTCGTCAAACAGATATTTTGTGTCTTCCATCACTTGTCCTCCTCAATAACATGGTATATGCAACCGTCACACTTGTATTCAGCCTCGTTCTGCCACGCGCACACTCCATGCTTACAAATGTAGTTTGGTTTTGGTGCAGTCTCTATCGGGATTTGATAGGTTATCTGAGCACCGCAATTCTCGCAGTGGCACTCATGGATAATGCCCTCGCCTTCTAATCCGTAATCTTCAAACGAGAAATCACCGTCCCATATTACGGATTTCTCTCCACAATGGAAACATTCGTACATTCCTTTTGTATCCTCCTTTCTGCTATTTCGTTATATTCGGGGTTTAAGTCTATCCCGATGTAATTTCTGTTGTTGTTTAGAGCCACAATTCCCGTTGTTCCACTTCCGCTGAACGGGTCTAACACCCAACCATCATTGGGGCAACTTGACAATATACACGGTTCTATAAGTTCTTTAGGAAACACAGCAAAATGTGCTTCCTTAACGGTGGAACAAACGCCAACTGTCCAGACGTCTCGTTTATTCCGCATTGTGTAGCTATTAGATTTTAGTGTCACTGTCGGCTCCTGTATGGCTCCATGGTCGAACCAATACTTTTTATTCTTGGTCAGCATGAAAATGTACTCGTGTGACCGTGTACACCTATCTTTAACGGATTCGGGCATCGGGTTTTTCTTTGCCCAAATCACGTCTGAGCGGAGATACCACCCGTCTGCACGAAGCGCAAAAGCCAACATCCACGGAATACCAATCAAATCTTTGGGTTTACACCCATCGACCAATGTCTTTTTGAACAGTCCTATACCCGAACCCACATTTGTAGCTTGTTTAGATGATTTCTCACTAAAAGAAATTGTGCCATCGGCTTTTCTTCCGTGTCCACTTGCATTGTATGAATCACCGATGTTTACCCACAACACACCATCGTCACGGAGTACTCTTTTCACTTCGCGAAAAACTTTTACAAGTCGTTCAATGTATTCTTCAGGCGTCTCTTCCAAACCTATCTGCTGGTCTTCTCTAACAGCCCCACAAAGCGGGCACATCGTCTTATATATTGCATCTCCCACAGGGTGTCCACTGTCCACCATAGCCGCATGACCAGTTGATGTTATATCGCTTCTTTTACTTATTCTATAATGAGGGCAATTAGGGTCTCCACCCACCCATGTACCTGTCTCATAGTCTCTAAGTCCATAGTACGGCGGAGATGTAACACATGTGTTTATACTTCTGTCGGGTAGTGTGTGCAGCTGCTCGATAGCACCACCACATAACAACTTGAAATCCATTAACTTTCTCCTTTCGCATGCCATTTGCCATCGGGCATCTTCTCTACCAGTCCCGAGGCTTCGAGTTGTCTAATTTGCCTGGATATCGTGCTCCTGCCTTTGCCTGTTTGTGTGCAGAGGTCGCCCTGCGTCATGTCGCCGTTGTGGAGCAGGTCCAGCAGGTTTGCTTGTGCGGGTTGCCTCTGTTCCCCTGCGGGTGCCACGTCATAGCCCCTTGCCGTGACCTGATACTTCATCGGATATACCGTCGAGATATCGAAGGTCAGAGATATCGGGGACTGGTTGCCCATGACTTTGGAGTGGCGGCGCACTATGACTTCATTCGGTGCAAGTCTCGGGTTACGCCTTACCTGCCATCCAGCCTCCAGGAACGCGTTAAGGAACTGCGAACCCCAGGAATCTTCACGTGCTGTGGAATCGGGGTCAAGGTTCTTTTTGGAGTGGTGCGCTATAACGAATGAACACCCGTACTTATCACGCCACGCCTTCAGGACCATCATTTGATTTGCGAGGTTCGCCATGTAGTTGTCGGTAGTTGCCGTGGTCGAATATAACGGGTCTATCATGATAACTTTCGGGCGTATAGTCGCAATTTGTGCCTCCAATTCTTCCAGTACCTTCGGGTTATCGAATCTCAACATACGCGAGGGGTGGATATAAATCGGCAGGTCTGGCATCACAGGCACCTGCCACTCGTCGTCCTCGATTTTCGGGGTCGCACCCATTTTCTGTTCGGCTATCAGTGCAAGTCTATCGGTAAGTCCTGTGTGCGAGTCCTCCTGCTGGATTAACATCGTCGGTCCCTGCTGGTTGACTTCATACCTTCCTAAGAAAGGCACGCCACCCGATATAGAGACCGCGAGGTCCAGGAGTATCCATGTCTTATAGGACTCAGGCGGAGACACCAGGAACGTGATGGATTTATCAGGCAACCAGTCCTCTACTAGCCACGACACACCTTCTCCACCATAGCCCTTTACATAATCCGACATCTTCATCACATCAAATGTGTTGGGCTTCTCCTCAGCGGGTTGGTCGTCCGTATACTGCAACTGCGTAAATTGGGTTGGGCTTCCTACGTGGGACCGCTCAATAGACTTTATCGTGGTTCTGATTTCGCGTGTCGGGAGCGGCGGGTCGTTCCTCTCGTTCCACTCTATGAGCAGTGCCTCTACGATATCAGCATTCATGCCCTTCTTGAAGAAATACCCTGCAAGTCTAGCGCATGCATCGTTCCTACCGCCCTCCGATACACCTCGGAGCGTTTCTGTTATCCACCCGTCCCCTTGTGCCTTAGGCTGTGCCTGAACGTCAAGGAGACTATACGGAAAGGCTCCTGGCATACCTCTGTTTATCCATTCATACCTTCCACCGCTCGGGTGAATTGTCGGAGGCAGTACAATGAATCCTCCGTCCGCTCTCAGGTCTATTCCGTCAAATAATCCTACACGGTTCCCGACATGGGCTACATGGGTGGGATACTGATAAAACAGGTGGTATCCGCCTGAGCCTGTCCTCGATACCATCTGTGTCGGATATCTTTTGAGCAGTTCCTCAATAGGTGTCTTGCAGTAACTCTCCACATCAAGTACGACTAGATTCGAGATTTTACCAGTAACGATGCCGATACCCGCTCCAGTGAGGTTTGTAAACCAGTTCTCCATGACGTTTTTCTGGACACGGGTTCTGTTGTACTGTAACCAGTTAGTCATGTATGGTCTTTTTTCCTCAGGCTTAACGGGCAGAACACTCCACCCGCTATCAAGATACTCATTCGCGTATTTCAGTATCTCCTTCATCGTCCTCTTCCTTTCCTGCCTCTCTAAATAGTTCGTATGTGTGTACTTTGTAGAGGTTCGCGTATTTGATTATCGCCTCCTCTGACAGTGACCTGCTACCGCTCTCATGTCTGGAAATCGCGGAAACTGCAAAACCAGTTAAAATGCTGACTTCCTGAAGAGTAAGCCTGGACCTGTCGCGCAGTTCGCGCAGTCTGTTTGTAGGTGCTGAGTTGTTTTTCATTGAATTCACCTCCTTCCTTATCAATTATATCACTCACCCCTCAGGGCGTCAAGTGTATCTTTTCCGACGTTTTGACAACCTGTCGGCGCACCCTTCCTGGATTTGCCGTGTTCTCTCCCGCTCCTTCTCTCGGCGGTTTTCTTCAGCATACTTCAGGTATCCTTCGCAGTTTGCGTGGTTGCCGCACCCTTTGTGCTCGCAGTCTTTACACGGACAATACGCCACGATAACGCCCTCCTCTCTTCTTGTGCTCCTCTATCCGTTCTCTTGTTTGCTCGTACAAGTAGCCATCTTCATTGGGTAAATATTCCATTATCCATTTATAAATTGACGACATCGGGTGGTCTATGCGCTCAGCCACCTGCCACAGGGTCAAATCTTCATACACTATCAGTGCGGCACCCTCCAGGGCTATAGATATCTTTGTTCCACGTGGAACAGTCATGCCTCTCATTTCTACACCTCCTACCATTTTCCGAAATCAGGTCTAGCGGGTCGTGTATTACGACCCTTGAGTCTTTTGTTCTCTGTCCTCAGTTTTGCAATTTCTCGCTGTTGGTCTTTGATTATCGAGTTGGTAACCCAACAATGACCCACAAATCCGATAAAAATCGCACCCAGTGCCACAATGCCTATAACTATAAATGTGTCCATGCTGTACCTCCTTATTTCAGCAAACTAAAGTCTACCCTGCCATCTTGAATGTCTTGTATCAGGTCGCGTCTCCTTATCAACGAATCGTACATGAGTTCGTCAATGGTCCCGCGTGCTAAATAGTGAATGAATGTCACAGGGCGGGTCTGTCCTGGTCGGTAAAGTCTGGCGCGGCTCTGCTCATACAGGTATAAATGCGGGAGCGAGTAGTAAATCGCGTGACTTGCCATGGTCAGGTCTATTCCCTCAGACCCCGCCTGGACTTGGACTGCCAAGACTGCTCCAGGGTGCTCGCGCCATTCGTCGAGTTCACTTGCCGCTCCTGACACCTCGAATACGTCTCTCTTGCTTTCTCTTGCGGCAACGTGTACGGCGTCCAGGTCGTGCCTAAAAACGCAGAAAACCACCACGGAAGCCTCAGGAGGCATATTCTCTAAGTCCTCCACCAATTGGTCCTTCTTTATGGTGTTGAGTTCCTGTATCCGCTCAGCCTCTCCAGGACCATCAGTCACCATACAGAACCCAGATGTTATCTGTTGCTGTCTCAGTACCTTGCCCAGTACATTTGACACCACTATAACGCCCTCCTCGCAGGCGGCTACAAAATCTCGGTTGAGTTCCCGCAGGGTGTCCATATCCTTTTTCGGGAGATAGACTCCTCGCTCCACTGGCGGTAGTTCGGGTGGTAACTTCAGCCTGTCGGCGATGTCCGACATCTTGCAAGTATACGCGATGGAATCAAACTTCGCGTCCAGTTCGTTGAGGTTCTTATACCCGACAACGAACCTGCGCTCAGGACCGCCCAACACTGCATATTTCTCCTTGAAGGCGTCATACCTGGTCCCATAAATGGAGGGGTCCAAAAATCTATACTGCCCGTATACGTCCAGGGGTGAGTTCGCCATAGGCGTTCCGCTCAGGCACATCTTGTACGGGATTCTCTTTCCGAGGAGTGCCGCGTATTTCGATACCTTGCTCCCTGCCGATTTCACTTTGTGGCTCTCGTCCAGTATAACGGCATCAAATCCAAAGACCCTCAGTGCGTCTCCGAGTTCCGCCCTCCAGACGATGTCATAATTGACCACTATGAATATCTTGTATTTATTCAGGTGTGCGTCGTCTTCCTGCACCTGCTTGACCAGCGCCGCCTTGTCCTTGACTGTCCCTTCGGTGAGGTTGTGGCACACCCATTTATCCTCAGGGTGGAACTTCATGAGGTTCTTTTGCCACACGCGGTCCATTAAAATAGATTTCGGGCACACTACCAGCACCTTGTGCACGTCCTGTCGGGTGAACACTGTATCCAGCGCCGTTCGGGTCTTGCCCGTACCCATGCCCATGTTAAACATAACAGAGGGGTGCTCCAGTGCGAATTGGAGCGCCTCCTCTTGATTTTGCCATCGGGGTTCTACCATCTATCGTGTCCTCCTTTAATGGAGCAAAGGGGGCGACTTACGCCGCCACCCTTGCCAAGGTCTGAAGGATTACATTCATCATGCCTGGATTAAATGTGACCGTCATGAACTTGCCCTCTTCCTTCGTTTCCGTGTTGCCTGTCGGCTCCCTGTGGGTGATGTAGTCGGTGTAGGCGTTGATAATACCCCAACCTGTGCCACGGAAATTGCCGTTGTCGTCCGCGAAGTATGCCTTCTTGAACTTCTCCCTTGCGACCTCCAGGCGGTTGCGCTTGTAGGCGTTCATTTCGCCCGTCTTGTCTGTCGGGAACATTTCCTCCATAACTCTCTCGAACTGAGTCTCAGTGAGTTTGAGACCTACGTACTTCTCAGCCATTCTGGTGATTTCCTGCATGTAGTCCGCGCTCATTTTGAGTACCTCTCTTGCCTCTTCCAGCTTGCTCTCGGCATTCTGCACGTGGCGTACTGTGATGGCGTTCTGTGTGTTCTTGAATGCGAAGTTGAACTGATTCTGGCAGACTATCCTCAGCGGGCAAATTGCGGCAGTTATCTTGACCTTACCTGTGAAGCCGTTGCGGAACAGTACGTGAGGTTCGAACTTGTCGCCCAGGATATCTACCTCGGGAAGTTTGCCGATGATGTAGACCATACCATTCGCGGTCTCGCCTGCCTTCTCGAACTGGAGGTCTTCGCCCATGTAGTTCACGAAGTCGAACGCCTGGCGGTTCTGGATTATCTCGAACTTGTCGGATACGACGTCGTACATGTGGCGGTCAGTATCGCGCATTGTAACGAATCTGTTGGGAACTATCTCGAAACGGTCCTTGTCGTCCTGAACTCCGACGGGTTCCTTGTACACGGTGTAATCCAGTCCAGACTTACGGAGCACCTGCTCCATATCCTTGCACTCAGAAACGTCCTTGCCTATTGCGTGCCATGTTGTTGTCCTGTCTACGAAAATGTTTGCCATTGTTATATCCTCCTTAAAATTGAAATCCTATGGGTTGTGGGAAGGGTCTCAAACGAGACCCATTTCCTTCAGTATAGCCTTGCCGAGTTCTGTGAAGCCGAAATACTTGCACTTCTTGCCATTGACCTTGCCCTGCTCGACGTAAATCAAGTCCTTCTCGCGGAGGGTGCTGATTATTGCGCCGACGACCATTGCGTTCATGATGTCTGCGATGGTGTCGCAGTAGAGGTCTGTGTAGAATGTGGAATCTGCGCCCTGTACGAATTCATCAGCAGTGGGGATTCTGTTGAGGAAGTTAACCTGGTTGGTTGTGAGGGTGACCTCGGCTACCTTATCCTCAGCGAGTGCGATGGTTGCCGCGAATGCCACGTTCTTCTTGGCTCTCTTTGCCTTCTTAGCGGGCTTCTTTGCGGGTGCCTCAGCCTCTGCCTTTGCCTTAGCCTCTTCGAATTCTGCCTTGCCGATTCTGACTGTCTTGCCGTTCTCTGTCTTGAAGCAGTAGCCGTTCTCTCTTCTCTCGTAAGCGATGCCGTTGAATGTGAATGTTGTCATTGTCATGTCCTCCTTAATGCGTTGTATTGTGTTGTTCAATGACCTTGGGTTGCCCCCTGATACTTCTATTAAACCACACCCCGTCCCCTCTGTCAATTATCTATTTGACAACTCGGACAAACTTCGTACAATTGCACAATTCCATCGGACCGAATTTGTGCACTTTGCACAATTAAAGGCTGGAGTCCGTCAGGAGTCCAACCCGTTCCTGTGCAACTTTTTTGTACACGTTGTATGTGCTCGCGGGGTACGTGTACGACTCGTACGTCACCGAAAATACCTCGTAATAACCTGTTATGCTGAGGGCATAGCTATACTCTGAATCCCAGAAATAGAGGTCCAGGTGCTTGCCCTTGACCGCTGAACCCGTATCCTCGGCAATAAAATATCCAAACTGCTCCAGGTAGAAGGTATCTCCGAAGTCGTGGAGCGCGGGGTCGATGGCGCAGGTGGTCGGATTCCACAGGCTGTCCCCGTAACTCGCCGCCTTGTGGCATGTAGTCCCGCTTGCCGTGGTCGTGCTCCCACCACATTCAACGGAGGTATACCCCGTGATGTAGTATGTTCCAAGGCTCTCCAGGACCATGCGCTCTCCAGGTAGTTCCAGGGCGTTCACTTTCTCCATGATGCTCATACCCGCGCATATATTCTCGTGGGCTTTCTTGCGGTTTTCCTTGCATTCGAGACAGTACGCCGTATTGGGCGTCGGTACCGATATCGAGACCTGCACGTCGAGGCTCACTTTCTGTATTTCCTGAGGCGCCCCTGCTCCCAGTGCGGGCACCAACACAGAGAGCACCGCCGCAAGTACCAGAATTGCGGCAATACCCATAGATTTATTTTCCATTCGACGCCCTCCTCTTCGTCAGGTCCCACTTATACGGGCGCTCCATGCCCATGTCCTCGAACACACATTCCATCTTGTCGGTAGAAAACCTGCATTTACCCTGGTCACATGTTCTCGGGGATTTATCCTCGCAGTACCTTTTAATTGCTGTCGCCTTCTTCTTGAAATCAGTGTAACTCTGTTCTACGTCCATTCTTCCGCCTCCTCGCACATGCAGGACATTGCCTGCTGTCCACAAAGTTCAATTTGGTGCTGGAGGAGTAGGAGCCATCAGGATTCTGGAAATCTCCTTCCTCCTTCCTGAACAACTCGCGGTCGCACCACTCGCATATAAATACGTTAACTGTCTTCATTCCGCACCACCTTACACCTATACTGGAGTAACTCCACCATTATCAACAGGAACACAAAATTCATCTTGTATCGATATAGGATGCTCTTGCATCGGTTTAAGTACCCACTCGTTATAACATGCTAAAAATTCTTCCTTGGTTATTACTACTTCATTCCTAATGGCAACATAACTTCCATCATTGTCATACACCGGAGTTTTTCTGATTAACTTATCGTCTTGAATTTCGCTCATTCCGCACCGCCTTTCCCTAACTTTGCTCCACAATTCCAACAGTAATGCAATTCGTCTTTATTGCCATCGCAGTTGGTCAGATGTTCGCAAATTGGGCATTCAACATATCCATAATCCTCTGAATGGTCTATCCACTCGCCTTTCTGACCTTGTGATAACTTTATGCCTTGCTCAACACCGTCTTTGAAGCCCTCATTGTATGCCTTATGCTCTATTTTGCTTGTTTCTACTGTCGGGGCATTGTCGATTTGATATAATGGAACACACAAATCTGTCAAACCACCATTGTGAATTTCACAAGGAATTGCACACTTTTTCAGAGCATCTAAATCACCTAATCTCATTCGTCGTCTCCTCCTCCTTCTTCTATCTCCAGTATGTCCTCGAACTCAGGGTCGCGCAGATTTTCGGCTATCATGTTGACCGCGTTTGCCATCGCCTCCGCCACCACGATAAAAGGATTTCCATCGTGCAGTCCTTTTGCGTATCCTTCAGCATAGCCCTCGGTATACCCTGCGGCTCGCCCCTGCTCGTATGCCTTGCGTTCACGTCTTGTCCTTCTCATACGCGCTCTCCTTATGCGGCTCAGAATCCTTGCAGGACTCACCAAATCGACAATAGCACGCATGACCTTTGCCACATTTGAACCTGTCTTCGTCTTCGAAGTAGTATCTGCATTCATCGTTCACCCTCGCTCTCCACCTCCTTGAGGTCTACTGAAGCCTGCATAGTCTCGCCTTCGTCGTTCTTGAACCACCCGTCTGCGTTCCCGCAGTTGTTGAATCTCGGGTAAAATCCGTCTGGGACCTCAAATACCGCTATATACTTTTTCATGCTTCTTCCTCCATTTCTTTGAGTTCTTGATTTACCTCGCTCCAATTGTCGCAGGAGCAGTGAAACTGCCCTGCCACATAAATCTCGTAGTGGTCCATGACCTTCTCTATTCGGATATCTTCCACTGCTTACACCTCCTTGTAGTCTTCAGGGTCGTAGTTGTTCATCCATGCTGTCAGGGTGTCGCGGGCGTCCCGCCTGCTCAGCCCGAATTCCTCCTGCAGGTAAGGCGCGGCACCAAACATGTTGGTAACTCCCGACCTTCTCAAGCGCTCCAGATAAATAAAATACTCGTCCATTCCTTCAGGTATCATGATTTTCACTCCTCTCCGATGTCTACTAATTTGCGGTATTCCATAATTTCGAAATCGGTAGCCAGGCGCACCGCTCCCGCCTTGCCGCCGAATACATTGAACGTCCTGTTCACCTGCTCGCGGGCGTCGTCTTCGTCCACCGCCTGGACCACGTCCCAGTAGTCCCTCGTCATGAGGTCTTCGACCTTCACCGCGTAAAACTGCTTTACCATTTGACTTCTTCTCCTTTCTCATTGTATATCCTCAGCGGGTGCTCCTCGCAGTTGTGCTCGGACCAGACCCAGTCCATCGCCTCCTGCTCGCTCACCTCTTTAGCCACTACGCCCCCAATTATGATGATGTACTTTTCGTCTTTCATTCTATCACTCCGTTCTTCTTCAAATCTATATAGCACCAATGTTTCGCGGCTCCCTCGCTCATGTCCCTGAGCCTGTCCGCCTCCATTTCGAATTGCTCCTCCCGTTTGCGGATATCCTCCCTCTGCTCCCTTATGGTGTTGCTCTCAGGGTGATACCCTGCCTCCAGGTCGTCCGCCAGGTTGCGGTGCATGGTTGCCAGGACTGCTCGCTGGTGGTCGAACCACAGGTCTGTCCAGTTGGGTGTGTTTTTCATGCTCCCACCTCCTTTACATATTTCCTGAGGTCCTTGTCCTCGGGGGCGTCCTCGCTCAGCCACGCCTCAAATGCCCTGGGGAACCTCTTCTCGAATTCGTCCATCAACCAGCCGCGCACCATCGGGATATTGGGGTCTCTTTTGCCAGTCGTCATTTCCCACATGTCCAGCAGGTTGTCTGTCGATGTGATTTTGATTACATATTTTGCTCTCTCCAGTGTTGTCATTGTTGCAGTCCCCCTTAATATACCTTGTAGTTGCTGTTGTCGAACTGCTCGTCCCACTCCCTGTCCGCCTTTGCCTGGTCGCGGAACCATTTGAGAGCCAACATCTTTGTTATCGGTCCTTCAACCTTTACCCATCTGTCGAAGATGTCCTGTGTCCAAGTCTCGCAGTAGACCCTGCCTCCCTCGTCGTAGTGGCTGAATGCCAAATCCATGAACTGTTTGAATGTAATGTTTCCGAGTGGTATCATTTGTTTGTCCTCCTTGATGTCGAATTGCGGGAGGTGGTCCTCCCATAACTATTATAACATGAGAACGGGGTACTTGTCAAGTATGTTTTTGACAAATGTCCCTCCTTCCTTCAGGCGTTGTAGTTGTTGCGAGCAAAAATCTCGCCGTATGCGTCTATGCAAATGATGTATCTGTCGATATAGAGGAGTTCCTTGTAGTAGCAGGAATTCATGATATCGTCCCATGCACCTGTCCTTACCTTCAGTGTGGCTGTTTCGCCACTCATAGCCTGAGTGTATACCTTACCGTCCTTTACCCACGCCATGTACCTCTTGCCGTTTGCCTCAAATCTCTCGTACTTCGTCATTGTCTTGTCCTCCTTTAAGGAATAATGTGCATTTCGTTATAAGTTTCCATATCTTCAAGAGAAAGATTAGTGATTTCGAATCTATAGAACTTTCCTGCCCAAGTCCAATATCTAATCTGTCCGTTTTCTAATTCGAATGTGCCATAGGCTTCGATATCCATTATCAATTCCAAATCTGTTACATTGATGGGATTTCCGTATTCCTTGACTATCTTCTTGAATACCTTCTTCTCTAAATCTGTCATTGTCTTATCCTCCTTTATGCCTTGTATACTTCGTCTCTTGCGATGTCTGCTATCAGTTCCATGCACTTGCGGTATGCTTCGTGGTTTCCGTTCCTCAGTGCGATTTCCGACAGGTCCAATATCCTGCTGATTAATTCCTTTGCTGTCATGTCCTTGTCCTCCTCGGTGGTAATTCGTTGAATTCTCCCACTTAAATTATACCACACCTTGGCTCTCTTGTCAAGTACCCCCTTGACAGAGAATACCTCTGGAGGTGTTGCAACAACGTGTTGTATATATGCAACAAGCCCTCTGAGGTGCTCCTTTGTTGTATCGATGCAACAGGCTATGCAACAGCCCAGTATGCTCACCACCACAGACCGCTTAAAGGACGGGCACTGTCGGGTTTGTTGCATCATTACAACGTTGCATGGGACGGGCGTTGGTTGTTGTTGTTGTGTTGTATTGCAATCCCTTTAGGGATGCAACACAATACAACAACACAACGCAAGCAACATAACAGGAACAGTCGTCTTTTGACAACCCCTGCTCCCGAGGAGGTTTGTCAACCTTGTGTACTTGACGCCTCCTGTGTGCGCGTGTTTTAATTGTTTCAAAGGAGGTTCCTATAACCATGGCATATGTCGACTTCCCTGAGGGCTTGCAGGGTTCCAAAGAAAGAAAGGCGTTTTGGCTGTCCAAAGAGGGACTGCTCCTAATTGCTGGGTGGCGGAGAAACGGCGTGGCGCTCACGGCTATTGCCAAGGAGCACATAGGCGTCTGCATGACCACGTTCTGGAACTGGTACCACGAATCGGAAGAAATGCGCAAGGCGTGCGCAGTCGCGAAAGATGTGGCGGACACTGCTGTGGAGGATGCCCTGTGGCGTAAGGCTGTCGGATACGACTACTGGGAGGAGACCTGGGACCTCATTGAGGGAGAACTCAGGCTCTCACGCAAAATCAAAAAGCATGTACCGCCCGACACGAAAGCCATCATGCAGTGGCTGTTTAACCGCCTGCCTTTGCAGTGGCGCGCTCTCCAGGAACCGCTCCAGGACACTCAGTATACCGAGACTATAAAGAACATACTTGTAGCCATGAAGGAGGTTGCCGAGAACGGCGGCTCGAAGTCTGTCGAAGCTACGGAGGAATCGCCTGAGTAATGCAGTCTTCATTTGAACTCACATCAAAACAGGCGGAGTACATTCGCGAAGCCCACCACCGCTGGAATGTAGCGTGTGGTGCAGTGCGTTCTGGAAAGTCTTACTGTCAGATATCTTACTGTATACCCTCTCGTTTGCTCGAAAGACATAATCTGCGCGGGCTGAAGGTAATTCTAGGCGCTACCCGCGCAAACATCGAGAGAAATATACTCCAGCCCCTCCGAGATATATACGGAGACTCTGCCGCCACTGCGATTAACTCACAGAACAACGCAAGGATACTCGGGGAGAAGGTCTACTGTATCGGAGCCGACAACATCAGGCAGGTGGCGAAGATTAGAGGCTCCGAAATCGCCTACTGCGCGATAGACGAGGCGACAGATGTAAATGAGGAAGTGTTTGAAATGCTCAAGTCCAGGCTGTCCCTGCCGTGGTCCTGCGCAGACATCACGACGAACCCTGCGTCACCAAATCACTGGTTCAAGGAATTCCTGGACTCAGCGGAACACGGGGTAGACATTTACTGTCAGAACTACACGATATACGACAACCCATTCCTGCCGACAGAGTATGTGCATAACCTGGAGGCGGAGTACGCAGGCTCGGTCTGGTATGACCGATATATCCTGGGAAAGTGGACACTCGCTGAGGGCTTGATTTTTGCAAATCACGAGAAGGCGCTGGTCTCGGAGATACCCGAAGGAGCGCAGGAGTACGCCCTCTCTTTGGACTACGGTACGTCAAATCCGTTTGCCGCTTTGCTGTGGGAAAGACACGGAAATATATGGTACGCGACCCGCGAGATTTACTACTCGGGCAGGGACACAGGCGTGCAGAAGACCGACGACGAATACCTCACCATGCTGGAAGACTTGATAAAACCGATAAAGCCTTCACTGGTAGAACACGGGCGCGGCGCCTTCGGGGATACGGCGGAAATCATCAACCGCATACCCGTTATCGTGGACCCCTCAGCGGCGTCGTTTATCGCGCTCCTCAGGCAGTCCAAGTGGTTTAGGGTAAGGGAGGCGGACAACTCGGTCATAGACGGTATCCGCAACACGTCCACCGCTATCGAACGCGGGACGATTAAGGTATCCACCGAGTGCAAGAATTGGCTGAACGAGGCGAGGTCCTACATTTGGGACGAGGACGCTATAGAGGACCGCCCGATAAAGGAGAATGACCACCTCATGGATTCAATGCGTTATTTTGTGCAAACCATGAGACTGGTAAGACCATACGAAAACTACACATCACCATTTACAGGAGGGATTATGCGATGATTACTTTCCAGGACTACGAGAGCACACCCGACAAGTACGAGTTCATTCTTGACGCGATAGCCCGACATCAGGTGGACGACTTTACACAGACTGCGCTGGTTGCAGATTTGTACGATAGGCAGAGAAACAAGACCATAAATGAATACGTGCAGATTATCTTCAACCTGTTCGGTCAGTCTATGGAGGATTTCACAGCGACCAACAACAAGATATCGTCCAATTTCTTCCATCGCCTGAACAAGCAGAGGTGCACGTACTCGCTCGGAAACGGAATCTCATTTGCGAGCGCCCAGAGAAAGAAGACATCCAGCGGATTATATGTTACAGTGGACAAGACCAAGGAGACACTTGGGAACAAGTTCGACACAGACCTTTCAAAACTGTGTTATAAGGGTCTCATACACGGCGTATCCTTCGGGTTCTGGGACGTCAATAAACTGTATGTGTTCCCCGTTACTCAGTTTGTGCCGTTGTGGGACGAGACCACGGGCAAACTGCGTGCGGGAATTCGTTACTGGAGGCTGGACTCCAGCAAGCCTATGACAGTCGTGTTCTATGAGGAAGACGGGTACACAAAGTACCGCGAGGAGGACGGACACCTGGAGGAAATACAGGCGAAGAAGGCATACCGTGTCACGGTGCAGAAGACCGAGGCGGATGGTGTTATTGCTGAGGAGGGCGGCAACTATTCTACTTTGCCTATTATCCCTTTCTGGGGTTCCGACCTCAAGCAGTCCACACTAGTAGGCATGCGCGAGAAAATAGACTCATTCGACCTTATTCGTTCAGGCTTCGCAAACGACTTGCAGGACTGCTCACAGATTTACTGGATAATCGAGAATTGTGGTGGTATGAACGATGCGGACTTTGCCCGTTTCCGTGACCGCCTGAAACTGCACCACATTGCAGGAATACAGAATGCGAGCGATGGTGCAAGGGCAGTTCCTTATACACAGGAGATACCGTTCCAGGCGCGGAAAGAATACCTCGACAGTATCCGCGCTGGTATTTACGAGGATTTCGGCGGACTGGACGTCCACACAGTCGAGGCAGGTGCAACCAATGACCACATAGACGCGGCATACCAGCCGATGGACGAAGAGGCAGACGACTTCGAATACCAGATAATTGAGTTTATCCAGCAACTCCTGGAACTCATGGGAATCGAAGACGTACCGATTTTCCACAGGAACCGAGTAAGCAACCAAAAGGAGCAGGTAGAAATGGTCATGATGGAGGCAAACTACCTGGACGAAGAGACCATTCTCAGGAAACTGCCGAATATCACACCCGACGAAGTAGAGCAGATACTGCTGAGAAAGACCGAGACTGCGGCGTCTCTGATAACTCCCGACACTGGAGACGGTGCCAACGGAGAGGAGGAAGAGGACCAGGAGGAGTCCTGATATATTCCCGAGGCTTTCCTTGGGGTCTCTCTTGGCTTTTGTTGCTGAGCGGGACCACAAGCCCGTGGGTGTAAAGAGAACGCAAGGAGGACACAATGGAAGACGAGGCGCAGAAGAAGACCGAGAAAGAAGTTGCCAAGGTTGAGAAGCAGATAAACGCCGTATATGGTCAGGCTCAGAAGGAAATTGAACAGAAGATAAATGACTTCAACGAGAAGTTTGAGGTCAAAAATCAGGGTTATCTGGAAAAACTGAACAAGGGCGAAATAACACAGGAAGACTACAACTCCTGGTATGCGGGGCAATTGTTTCAAGGACAGCAGTGGAAAGCTAAACTCGACCAAGTGTGCGGTGTGCTTCATGATGCAAACACCGAGGCTATGGACATCGTGAACGGCGGGACTATATCTACCTTTGCTGAGGGTGCAAACTGGGTAGCGTACAGCATGGAGAGCGGGGAGGGTGTCAATTTCGGTTTCGGGTTGTACGACTCCAAGACCGTGACCTCACTGATTAAGGACAACCCGCAGATACTGCCCAAGTGGAAGATAAACGAACCGAAAGAATACATATGGAACAAGCAGAAGGTAAACAACTGCGTAACTCAAGGCATCATTCAGGGCGAAAGTCTGACAGATATAGCGGAACGAATCGCAACAGTAACCTCCAACCAAAATAAAAACCTGGCTATGACGCATGCACAGACCGCCCTGGGTGGTGCGCAAAATGCAGGCAGGATACAGAGGCTCCAGGACGCGAAGAAGATGGGTATTAATGTAGTTAAACAGTGGATGGCTACACTGGACGACCACACGCGAGACTCACACCAGGCGATGGACGGGGAAGAAATTGAAGTGACTGAGAACAGAATTGCCAAGTTCTCAAACGGGTGTCGCTTTCCAGGCGACCCACTCGGTCCCGCACATGAGGTGTTTAACTGCAGGTGTACTCTGGTAGGTGATGTGAAAGACTATCCCGAGACGTACGAGAGATACGACAACATAGATGGTGTGCCGATACAGGGCATGACCTACAAAGAGTGGAAAACTGCAAAGTATGGGACCGAAAACAGAAAGGCTGAGAAGTTCGTATGGAACAAGTCTTATAGCGGGACTGAGGGCAGGCAGTATGGTGAGGCAAACACTGCAGATGCTCTGAGTGAAATCAAGAAAGGCGAGCACAACTCACTTGAGAAATACATGGACGAAAACGGAAATCTCACGCCTGAGAGAATAGCACTGCACCAGCAGATTATTGATAATTACCTAAGCGGTAAGATACCTGTGGAGGGTACAGCCACAATGACAATGATGGGAGGTGGTCCTGCGTCTGGTAAGAGTAGCGCAATAAAGATGGGTCTGTATGAAATGCCGAATAAAGAACAGACAGTGACAGTAGACCCCGACGACATCAAATCTTACTTGCCTGGTTACTCCGAAATGGCTAAGACCGACGAAACCGCGGCGAGTTTCTACCATGAGGAGTCCTCCATGCTGGCTAAACAGTTGGCTTCAGTCTGTTTCTCGGAGAACTATAATGTTACATATGACGGAACGGGCGATGGCTCAGTGGGCAGTGTAATGAAGAAGATAAACAGCGCTAAGGAATACGGATATGAAGTTAATGGTATGTATGTAACGATTAACATTGACGAGGCACTGGAGAGGAACCAAAAGAGATACGATGATGCAAAGGCAAGAGGCGAGGCTCCGAGACTGGTTCCTGACGATTATGTTATCGAGTGTCATGAAAAGGTAACAACAATATCCATGGAAGTGAGCGACCAGTTCGACAACATTTGCTTGTATGATAATAATGGTGGCGTTGGTGAGACCAAACTGATTGCAACGGGAGGCAATGGGCAAAAACTATCCGCAGTGGAGGGAGAAGAAGAGGCATTCCAGCAATTTCTGGACAAGCCAAACTACAAGTCAAATTAAATGTATTGTCAATAGCGCGTTTGTCGTGCTATAATTGAGATGGAGGACAATGACATGACTGGACAGCAGTGGAATTTAATGATACGCAAGGTAAACGAGGGCAAGCCGCGCAAGGAAGTCGAAAAGTATTTCTCGAAGGAAGAAATGAAGACATACGACAGAATGTGCGCTCAGTTGGCTGAGTGGAGAAAAAAGGACCCACGCGCCGCGTTTGCTCCTGTAGAGAATGAGTGGTGAAGACTATGAATATGAGCGTAAAAGACAACACGCAGGAATTTAAGAACCAGTCCACTGCGGCGATGCAGAAGGCGCTGGAGGAAATCGGCATCAAGGTGGAGAAGTATGCAAAGGCTTTATGCCCTGTCGGTACCTCCGAATCTACTGGAACCCCTGGATACAGAGGCGGCACCCTGCGCAGGTCTATCACGCATGAAGTAGTCATGGAGAGCGAGACTAAGGGAGCAATGTATGCAGGCTCCAATGTCGAGTATGCGCCTTATGTCGAACTCGGAACAGGTCCATACTTTACACCGCCTCCTGAGTGGGAGACTTTCAAGTCTACCAAGGGTTCGGGTGTTGGTGCCGCATATGTGCATGCCCGCCCGTTCCTCAAGCCCGCGATACAGGACCACATGTCCACCTATCAGAGCATAATCAAAAACAACCTAACTGGCTCCTGAGTGTTGTATGACGTTGAATTGTCAATACAACACACTGGATATAAGAACCCCGAAGTCGTTTGTCCTCTTGGCTTCGGGGTTTGTTGTATCATTACAACTGTCAATACAACACGTGGTTCCCTGGTCAGAGGTTGCGTTGTTGTATTGCATTGCAACATTCTTAATGATGCAATACAATACAACAGCAACAGACCTGCAACATGTCAAGGCAACAAACTTGACAAAGCCTGTGTTGCGTGATTTAATGGATTTAGGTATAAACAATACCCGCGTTTAAGCGAAAAGAACATCGCCCGAAGAAAAGGAGACGGAACAAATGGCACTAACAAGAGAGATGCTTAAGGGAATGGCGCTTACCGAGGAACAGGTATCTGCTATCATCAGTGAACATGTCAACGTAACATCTGCGTTGAAGGAACAAATCAAGGAGTACAAGACCCAGGCGGAATTACTGCCCGCAGTCCAGAAGGAATTGGACGACTTGAAAAAGTCAGGCGGTGACTGGCAGGACAAGTACAACAAGGAGCACAAGGATTTCGAGCAGTACAAACAGGACATTGCCGCAAAAGAGGCTGAGTCTAAGGTCAAATCGGCGTACTCCGCGTTACTCAAGGAAAATGGTATCGGCGACAAGTACATCGATAGCATACTGAGGGTGACTGATTTTTCCAAGATGGAACTGGAGAAAGAAGGCAAACTCAAAGGTGCCGACCAGTTGTCGGAGGAAATAAAGTCCGACTACAGTGGTTTCATAGTCAGTACAGAGACACACGGTGCAGGAACGGAGACACCGCCTGCAGACCCCAACTCAATGACTAAGGAAGCCTTTGAAAAACTCTCGCTCGCTGAGCGCATGAGTTACGCAAACGAACACCCTGGAGAGGTGTCAAATCTACTCAAGTAAAGGAGAAAGAAAATGGCAGTATTCGATTCAAAAATCTGGAACTCAGAAGTTTTCGGTAAGTACCTGGAGACAGTACCCAGAGTAAAGCAGAACGCATTCCTTAAGGCGGGCATTCTTCGTTCAAGACCTGACCTCAAGTCTATGCTGGTTGACCAGACAGGCGGCAACTTCATTTCCGTTCCTATGACGGGACTCATTGGCGGTGACGCGCTGAACTACGATGGTGACACAGATGTTACGGCGTCTGGTCTCGATACGTTCCTTCAGTCTATGATAGTTGTCGGCAGAATGAAGGCATGGAAGGAGAAGGATTTCACCTTCGACATCACAGGTAAGAACTTCATGGAGGAAATCGGAAACCAGGTAGCAAACTACTGGGACGACATCGACCAGGCAACCATTCTTTCCATTCTCAAGGGTATCTTTGGTGTAAGTGTCGATAACTTCAACACGAAGCACACACTCGATATCACTGGGGAGAGCACAGCAACTGTCGGCGCAACCACACTGAACAACGCAGTACAGAAGGCTTTCGGTGCCAACAAGAACATTGCAACAATGGCTATCATGCATTCACAGGTAGCAACCACACTGGAGAACCTCCAGGTACTGGAATACAGAAAGGCTACTGATGCCGAGGGTATTCAGCGCACAGTTGCTCTTGCAGACTGGAACGGCAGAACAGTCATGATAGACGATGATGTCCCGACAGAGGAAGTCGAGGCTACACAGTCTGAGGCGGCATACACAAAGTATACTACATACATTCTCGGTCAGGGCGCATTCGACTACTGCGACTGCGGAGCAAAGGTTCCTAACGAGACATGGAGAGACCCTAAGACCGATGGTGGTGAGGACTGGCTCATTACAAGACAGAGACACCTCTATGCACCTCGCGGCTTCTCATTCGTAATGCCTACAACACCTATCGTTTCACCTACCAATGCTCAGCTTGAGACTGCGGCAAGGTGGACAGTAGTTAAGAATTCCGCTGGAAACGGCTACTTCGACACAAAGGCAATTCCGTTCGCTAGAATCATCAGCAAGGGCTGATTTGCAAATTGAGGTGAGAGTATGCTTGAGCAGATACTGAGACATCTAAACAACTATTTCGTAGCCAAGAATGGTGTCCATAAGGGGACCTACTCGGTATCCTCAGGCACACTCGACCTCGATTTTCTCCAGGAAGGTCAGTATTTCAGGGTGATAGGCTCCGTCTTCAATGACGGAGTTCACCAGTACCCTGCCACTGATTTGACCGACGAGGAATTCGACGGAGAAATTGACGCACTGGCAGTTCCAAAGGCTGTTCAGGACCTCGCGACCGAGGTTCAGGCGTGGTGCACTGAGAATCCGCCTTCCGCATATGTCTCCGAGGCTTTCGGTGGGTATTCCCGTACGCGTGCGGTATCGGGCGGTACAGGAGCACCTGCGACATGGGAGGACGTCTTCCGTGGGCGTCTGAACGCATGGAGGAAGTTATGATGAATGCACCACTTATCGAATCCATGATGGTTGACTGCGTGAGAATGGACAAGAGGTCCGTTTCCGATGGCGAGGGCGGCTGGACTACCGAATGGGCAGAAGGTGCGCCTTTCCAGGCGGCAATTGTAAGAAACAATTCGTTAAATGCAAAGGTCGCTGAGAAACAGGGTGTGACTGAGGTTTACACAGTTACAACCAACCGAGGCATAATCCTGGAGTTAATGGACGTGTTCAAGCGAGTTAAGGACGGGGCGATTTTCAGGGTACAGTCAAACGCAATAGACAGCGAGACACCCACAGTCGCAACCTTTCAATTCGAACAGGTATCAGCGGAGAAGTGGAAGTTACCATGACAGAAATAGCACAGGCGTTATACAGTTTTTGGAATAGCTTCTTAATTCCTGCATACGTGGAGGACAACGTCCCAGACGATGCCACACTCCCGTATATCACGTACACGGTGTCTGAGCCTGACTGGACCAACCCCACGAATATCCAGGCGCGAGTTTGGTATGAAGGGACTAGTCTGGTACCGCTTAATGCAAAAATAGCGGATATAAAGCAGGCTATCGGAGAAGGTAAGAGCATTAAAACGGGAACAGGTTTTATTACTATTTACCGAGACACCAACTTCGCGCAGTTCCAGCCTTATGACGACGAAGGCAAATCGAACGTAAAAGTCGTTTATCTGAACATGATACTACAAGCATTCACGAGGAGGTAACTCTAATGAAGTACACTCAGATTCCTGCAACCACCTTTCAGAACATACAGATGAACGCAGGCATTTTCGTTAAGACCTTCGTTCCTGCAACGGGTGTAATTGGTGATATCCTGGGCGCAACCTCAGGTGGCAACAAGTTCTCGGACGTTCCGTCTTACAAGGACTATGGCGAGGATATCGACAACTGCCCCAAGAATACAAAGGAACTCAAGAAACTTGATAGCCGCGAGGTTAAGAGTTCGGGTACCTTTGTTACAGTTGATGCCGCGGGTGCAAAGCGCATGGCGGCGGCGGCAGATATCGACCCTGAGGACGAGACACACATTATCCCGAGGAATGACCTTGAGCAGTCTGATTTCGAGGATTTCTGGTGGATAGGTGATTACTCCGACGTTAACAACGGAGACAATGCGGGCTTCATGGCTATTCACATGAAGAACGTGCTGTCTACTGGAGGTTTCCAGTTACAGACTGCAGACAAGGACAAGGGCAAGTTCGCATATGAATTCACTTGCCACTACTCAATGCAGAACCCTGACACAGTACCTTATGAAATGTACATCAAGCAGGGAAGTGCAGAGGGTGATACTGACGGTAAAGAGGACGACACCGACGGTGAAGGTTAAGGAGGACACACATGAGAAAACTGGCAGATGTAAAAGACGGTGAAGCGCTGGACCTTTGGGCAGATTTACTTGACCCGATAGTTGAGATTTCTTCAGACCCCGCGTTCAAGGAAATGACAAAAGATGGAAAGCACACGAGACTTGAAATCGTGCAGTTTGCTATCAGGAACCACAAGGACGCCATCATGAAGGCACTAGCAGTTCTGGAAGGTGTACCCGTTGAGGAGTATCACTGCGACGGACTCACACTGCCCGTTACTCTGCTGGAACTCATTAACGACCCCGAGGTAATTAAACTTTTTACATAACAGGGTCAGAGGATGGGTTGACCATCTTCTGGTCCTGCTATGGAAGTTACAATAGAAAATCCGTTAAGCATTTCCTGGACTATGTGACTGCTGAAATACACAGACACACTGAGGAGAAACTATACCGCGTGTACATGACGAACTCTATACGAGGAGCAGTGCGTGGGGAAATGCTTAAGTATCAGTATATAGATTTACTGAATGGAACGACACCCACTGAAGACACGCGGACTGGAACAGAGATAGCCGCGGATATCATCAGTAAATACGGACTGAGGTTTGAAGAATGAATTTACTTGAATTAACGGCTACGTTAGGACTTGATAAGTCAAATTATGACAAAGGACTAAACGACGCCTCAGGCATGGCAAGTTCTTTTGCTTCAGGTGTCGGAACGGTTGCTAAAATAGCAACTGCGGCAATTGCTACAACAACTGCGGCTACTATCGCAGGGACTGCGGCTTTTATTAATGGCGTGTCTTCTGTTGCCGAGTATGGAAACGAAATAGACAAGATGTCCCAGAAAATGAACATGTCCGCAGAGGCATACCAGGAGTGGGACTTTGTCATGGAGCATGCTGGCATCAGTATGGACTCATTAAAAATGGGTATCAAGACGTTGTCCAGTGCGGCTGAGACTGGCAGTGAGGCGTTTGAACAACTCGGTATTTCACAGGAACAGATATCTTCTATGAGCAGTGAGGAGTTGTTCTCAGCGACGATTACAGCCCTGCAGGACGTCGAATCGGAGACCGAAAGGACATACCTGGCGGGTCAGTTGCTCGGGCGTGGTGCTACTGAGTTGGGACCTTTGCTCAACATGACCGCAGAGGAGACCGACGCCCTCAAACAGCAGGTACATGACTTGGGTGGCGTGCTTTCAGACGAAACTGTTAAAGCGGCGGCTCAGTTTGAGGACAGCTTGCAAAATATGAAGGTTGCATTTTCAGGTGTGAAAAACAGCCTACTGTCAGAATTCCTTCCTTCATTTTCCACCGTTATGGATGGTTTGGCGCTCGTATTCTCAGGAGACGAGGGTGGACTGGCTTTAATTGATGAAGGCGTAAATGACTTTATCACAAGTCTAAACGAGGTAGTACCGAAGGTTGTAGAAATCGGTGGTCGCATCTTAACTTCGTTGATTTCAGCAATATCCTCAAACCTCCCGAAACTCCTATCTCAGGGCAGTGGCATTCTAAGTCAGTTAATCCAGGGTATTATTATATCCTTGCCTTCCCTCTTACAGTCCGCGCTCATGATATTGGGTCAAATCGGGTCGGCTCTCTTGGAGAATGCACCACTTCTACTGAGTACAGCGCTTGAACTTGTACTCATGCTGGCGCAGGGTCTGACTGAGGCGCTCCCCTCGATGGTACCTGCCATCGTATCGGTAGTAAATCAGATAGTTACTACATTAACTCAGCCTGATAATTTGTCACTGTTGATAGGTGCCGCTTTGCAGTTAATTCTAGCGCTGGCTGAGGGTCTGGTAGTAGCGATGCCTGATTTGATATCTATCATACCCGTTTATTATGCAAACATCATTACCACCATGATAAACATGTTCCCCGAAATAATGGAGGCAGTAGTTGTACTCCTGGGTGATTTGGGTGCCGCAGTGTTTGGTATCATAGGCGGTTTGCTTGGTATGAATTACGACCAGATTACAGGTGCACTTTCAAATGTAGCATCTGCGCTGGCTAATGGGTTCGCAGGATTTGTTAATGCATTTAGTAACCTAAAGAACAAACTGACCAGCACAGTATCCACCCTGTGGAGTTCGATAGTAGGCTTCTTCCAGAGCGGACTGAACAACGCAAAAAGCATTGTATCGGGTGTGCTGAACTCAATAAAAAGCACATTTACAAACATCTTCAATGGAGTTAAGACGACAGTTGAGAATGCGATAAACTACATAAAGGGTCTGTTCAATTTCGAGTGGTCTCTGCCGAGTATCAAGTTACCGCATTTCTCGATTTCGGGTAAATTGGACCTGTTGGCACAGCCTCCTACATATCCTTCCGTGTCCGTTTCTTGGTACAAGAAAGCCATGGAACAGCCGTACCTACTCAATGGCGCTACCATCTTTGGAGCGGCAGGAGGACACCTTCTCGGGGGTGGAGAAAGTGGGTCTGAACTTGTGATAGGCACGAATAAACTCATGGGTATGATACAGAGTGCAGTTGGTATAGGTGCTCAGCCTATCACAATTAATGTCTACGGTGCCGCTGGGCAGGACGTGCGCGAACTGGCTAAAGAGGTATCGCAGGAACTGCAGAACCTGATAAATGACAAGGAGGCGGCGTATGCTTGACAAATACATCACGTTCGGCGGTGACGTTATCCCCGCGTGGATAGCCTCAGCACCTAAACTGGTAAGACCGAAAAGGAAAATGAAGTCGGTCCAGATACCAGGTTCCAACCGCGAGGTTGTGGAAATGGAGGACGCGTACGAACCATACGACCAGCCGTACACATTGTTTATTGGCGACGGTACAGAAAATTCCATTCAGGCAATTCTGGACGATGTCGCACAGAAACTCTACAAGACGGGGTGGCAGGTGTTAACGGACGATTACGACTCCGAGACCTACCGCCTCGCTTGTTATGCAGGTCCCTTCGACGTTGAAAACAGGGACACGCGGGCAGGTAAATTCGAGGTATCGTTTCACTGCCGCCCTGAGCGCTTTTTGGTTGCGGGTAATGTGGAGGTTGACGTGGCGAATGGAGACACGTTAACGAATCCCACGGGAAACCCCGCGAAGCCTTTAATTCACATCGAAGGTAGCGGTAGTGGTACACTGACTGTTGCGGGCGTGATGATGTCTTTTACGAACATCGGAGACTATTTAAACATAGACTGCGAGACAGAAGATGTGTACAGACTTCCCGCTGAGAATAGGAACAACCGCATGACGGGCGATTTCCCTGTCTTGAAGCCTGGAAACAACCACGTATCTTTTACGGGTGGAATTACCGCAGTGAAGATAACACCTAAATACTGGAGAGTTTAAGGAGGTCCTATGTTTCCTATACTGTATGAGAATGTAACTGCAGGAGTGGTGCCACAGCATAAAGGTCTAGGTACCCTCTCAGACTGCGTGTCGTGCACCGTGGAGCAGGTGCGCAACGACATATACGAACTGACCATGGAATACCCTATAAATGGTATTCATGCGCAGGATATCGCGTATAGGCGTGTGCTGAAGGTGAAGCCAAACCCGACAGACGACCCGCAACTTTTCAGGATAAGCCGTGTGGGTAAGACCATGAACGGCACTTTTATGGTCTATGCAAAGCATATCTCATACGACCTGTCAGGATACCCCATCAATGGTGGGACTGCAAACAATGCTACTGCCGCGTGTGCGCTCTTCCAGAGTGCGGCTCCTGGATACACCATCACAACGGATAAGGTAGTTACCGCTAATTTCAAAATTAACACGCCTGGCTCGGTGAAGTCATATTTTGTCGGGCGTGAAGGCTCATTCCTCGATGTGTTCGGTTCAGCCGATATCAAATACGACAACTTCAACGTCCAGTTCCTGCTCCATGCAGGGCAGGACCGAGGCGAAACGATACGATATGGCAAAAACCTGCTTGAACTCTCGCAGGAAATAGACGCGTCGAACTTGTATACTCATGTCGAGTGCTACTATAAGAATGGGGATTCTGACGCAGTGGTAGGAAACAGAGTTTCTACGGGTTTGCCGTTAGACGTCTCCAGAACACTGGTATTAGATGTATCTTCAGAATACGAAGAAGCACCTACAGTGTCTGCCCTGACTGCGCGAGCACAGCGATACATCAACGAAAACAACCTGACGACACCCGCTAACAACGTCAAACTGGACTTCGTGCAGAGCGGAGAGTTGGCGCACCGAGTAGACCTGTGTGATACAGTAAGTATTTACTATGAGGCTATCGGGCTGACCAGAACTCAAATGAAGTGTATCCGCACGAAGTACGACTGCATACGCGAGAAATATATCGAGACTGAGTTCGGAGACGCAAGGACCAGCGCGGTGGACACCATCGCGGCAAACAACATGAAGTTGGTGAACACTCCAAGTACGTCGTTTATGGCGGAGGCTATCGCACGTGCTACAGAACTCATTACGGGAAATCTGGGTGGTAATGTAGTTATCCACAAGAACTCAGAGGGGAGACCGTTTGAGATTCTCATAATGGACACGGACGACATCAACACTGCAGTCAAATTATGGCGCTGGGGATTAGGTGGCTTTGGGTATTCAAAAACGGGCTATGATGGTCCCTACGGGACAGCGATTACAATGAATGGGCAGATAGTTGCTGATTATATTGCCACTGGTACACTGGACGCATCGAAGATTACTGTTCAGAAATTAAGTGCAAGTTCGATTACCACAGGAACATTAGATGGTACGAAGGCAACAATATCCAATATCAATGCAAGCAACATCAATTCGGGTGCATTAAATGCCGATTTGATTACCACAGGCACATTAAATGCCAATCTAATCAAAGCAGGAACTATATCCGATACGCAGGGCAATTCTTCCATCGACATGACGAACGGCGTGGCTAAAATGACCAACTTCGACGCCAAGGCGCGCTTTAGACTGCTGTCGTCTGCGGGCGTTGAAAAAGTGAGACTTGCGCACAATGTCGGCGCGGGCTCAAATTTTACTTTTTTCAACGAGTCGGGCGTTGACTGCGGTGGCTTGGCAAGCTCCTCGGGTGGTTTGGTTGTTGTTGTGAACAACGGAAATGGCAAACATGTAGCGCAAATAGAACCAAACACCAACGGCGGCGCGTTTTTTATTGCTAACAACTCGGGCGAGACGCGCGGGGTCTTTCATGCAACAGAACACGGCGCGCGAATATATGTTACAAACAATTCGGGCACGCAGGTCGGATACATGAACGCAAACAGCGCGCAGGGTGGTACGATGGCGTTAGCAAACTCGGCGGCAACAGTAACAATTACTTGCTCTGGTGACTCGGGTAACGTGCGTTGTGTATCGCTCACGCAGACATCTTCCCGCAAGGTTAAGAAGAACATCAAGCCCATTGAGGACGCCGAGAAGATTTTGGAACTCCAGGCGGTGTCCTTTGACTATAAGGAAAAATTACAGGGAACCGATAAACGAGGTTTCGTTGCTGAAGATGTCGCGAAGGTCCTGCCGAATCTCGTCACACCTGAGACAGAGGACACACCTGCGACACTCGATTACATAGGCATGATACCATACTTGCAGGCGGTCATAAAAGAACAAGAAAAACGTATCCAGGCGCTTGAAAAAAGACTTGACGCACTGGAGCAGTAATGGTATAATAGACTCAGAGGAGGGTTATCATGGAACGAATTACATTGAATGTAGTGCCTAGAGGTATAACACCTGTCTGTCATGCGTCGCAGTACGACAAGGGCAGGGTCATTTGTTTAGACCTTATGGATGGTTTGCAGGGCTACACACTCCAGGGGACCGAAACTCTGGAACTCAGGGTGAGAAAACCCGACAACAATGTAGTAACTGCCGTGGTAGAAAACACATCTTCCACATATGTGTACATCGTAACTACAGAACAAATGACTGCATGCGAGGGTGTGAACCTTTGCGAACTGAGGATAACAGATGGAGACGATGTCCTCCTTGGTACACTGAACTTCAATATGAAGGTAGAGGCAGACCCGCTCAAGGACGGTATAGCGAGCGAGACAGAAATCCATAATCTCGAAACGCAGATAGCAGATATTAACGAAGAAATCGTTCCTGGACTGGTAGCGCAGGAAGTCGAAAATCAGTACGACAGTCAGAATGTTATATTTGACGATGAACCAAACGAAAATCACGGCATAGGCTATGCTGTTACATCGGGAGGCTTGAAGAGTTATATACCGAAGAACATCGATGATTTAGACGATGTAGATATATCAGGACAGGCACAGGGAGAAGCACTTGTTTGGGATAGCGTCAATAACAAGTGGGTGAACGGTACAGTTTCGACAGTAGGTTCTATTGACGACCTTGACGATGTAGACACCACAGGCAAAAGCGAAGGTGATAATCTTCGTTATGACGGAAACGAATGGGTAGCCAAGCCTAACACAATAGAAATGACATTAGCAGAATGGAATGCTATTGCCGACAAGCAGGCTTGGAGAAATGCCCATAAGAATACATATCTTGTGATTTCAGATGCCCCCAACCTAAACGCAACGGCAAAAGAAATCAGTTATGATGGCTCTACTGATACAGTTTGGGATAAGGTGGAGGGAAAAGCAAATTTACTCACTACCGAGGTATTTAGTTCAACTTTTTCGGTTAATGCTAATACCGATGTGGCGGTTAATTTTAACATTACAAAGAGCGGATATACACCTTTAGCGGTTGTGTTTTACATAATAGGAAATAAAGACTGTATACCTCACGCAATTATTTTGACTAATAACACAACGGCTACATTCCATATAACAAATGTTAGTGCAACGGCAAAATCAAATATAAGTGCAACGGCTACTATATTATTCGTCAAGAATTAAAGGAGGCTCACAATGTCAAAACAAGTATATATTGATAGCAACGGCAACGAGGTGCAGGTAAGCGGAACAGTAAACACAGCCGATATGATGCCTATGTCTGCAAGTGATGATACAAAAGTTAGCGAGGCAATAGCAAATAAACTACCCAAAGTTGTTTATTCTAAAAAGGATTGGGCTAACTCGCATTCGTTTGCTACCGCAAACGATACCGCTTTTATGTTATATACCGATAGTGATACATCAGTTGCAAAGGTTAGAATTTTCAATAATAATTCGGCATCACTTTATAATATTTCTGGTTCGTCAATTACGGGGGTAACATATGCAAATGGTACTTTGACGGTGGCGGTTAATAACCGAGGTCTTGTAGCGGTTAGGATTATTTAAGGACAAACTAACTAATTGAAATAAGACAACCGATATTCTATTCTTATTTCATTAAGGTTTGAAAAACTTGAAATAGAAAGGTGGTAACAAGATGTATATTTATGTAAATGTCGATATGGGTAACGGTTATTTTGAAACCAAAGCGGTTGAAATCCGTGACGAAGAACTTGTTAAAATGATTGACCGATATTTTGAAGTCAAGGGCATTA